TCAACTTGCGATGTTAGGTTCTGGTGATGATTATAAAGTGGAGGAAGCGAAGGCAGATTTAAAAAGCTAGAAACGATTGGTTTTTTATCTTTTTCTTAGCAACAGAGTTAGGAATGACAGTACAAGAACTTACAAGTAAATTAACTAGAGAAGAATATACAAATTGGTTGGCATACTATGAATTAAAAAAGGAATATGAAGATAAAGCAATACAAAATGCAAAGGATAAATCACGAGCAAGAAAACCATAAAAGCGGTACACTAAAAT